TATACTTATAAGTATTGTTAGATTTTTTATTTTTACTAAAGGCGTTTGGGGTCATGTATCCTATACCCTCACCTTCTTCAACTTCTTCTTCATTTATTGTTTGAAGGGATACTTTTTCCCAAGAATAATTTTTATCAACCCATCCTTGTAGTTTTTCTTCATCCCAATTCTTTTTGAATTTACCTTCATCATTAAGAGATTTCAGTATAGCTAATTTTTTAGCGGTACGTTCATTCCATTCTTTATTTGATAATTCCTTTTCTGCTGTTCTACTTACATCTATAGCATCCCATTGGGATTCTTGTGATTCTCTTACCAATTTAACTCTTTCCCAAGATTCAGGGTAGTTATTTCTAATATGAGTTCTATATTGGTTAAATAATTTTTTTACATTATCTGCAATTGAATCGATTACAGAATCAGATTCAGCTTCACCTTCGCTTTCTAATGTAGTTATTAGTTGGTTTAATTCATCGAAGGTTTTATAAACAGTATCGAAAGCACCTACATTTTCTAAATCCCAAGTAACAGTTCCTGTTACCGTGTCAATGTCAGTCACTGTTGATTTAGTTCCATCTTTAACTTTTACATCACCAACTTCGAATTCACTATTTTCTTTTAACTTAAATTTATACATGGGTAGTTTCTAATTCTGAAAATAAATCGTAATATTGTAACAAGTTGATGAGATCGTCATCCTTAATCTTAGATGTTTTCCCTATAATTGGGAGAATTTTAACTACTTCATTTATCTTAATTTGAACCGTTTTATCTTTAACCTTAGTTATAAGTTCTGTTAATGAAGTTTTTATTTCACCTACTTTAATGTTGTAAAATTCCTTTAATCTTGGATTGTTGTCTATTGATGTAATTAATTCTTTTAAAACTATCTTCTGTTTGGGGTGTAAATTGTCATACTTACCATTAAACTTTTCTAATAAAACCTTATATGTTAAAGTTTTTAAATCCTTGTCGTAATTTTTAAACTCTTCTAATACTGTTACCTTAATTTCATCTTTAGCTGTGGGTGTAGACAAATACTCTAAGATAGTAATTTTGTTACTAATTTCATGCCTAATATTATTAAGGTCAGGATTAGCCTTTATTTCAATTAAAGTGTAAAAAGCGGCTTGAGATTTATAATTTGGAAGTTTATGCCTAAAGAATTTATTAACATCGTAGTGATTTTTAATTTCTTTAATTAAATTATATTTTTGTCTCCTTAATGAATTTCTGTTTAAATGTTTAGAAGATTCTAATAAAGTGGATAATACAGTGTTTGCTTTAGCTTCTGTAAGATTTGTTTTCCTCGCAAGAGCATCGTATAACTTGTATTCTCTTCCTAATTCAGTTTTTACAAAATACTCTTTTAATATTCTTCTAGCTTCTGAGTCTTTACCGTCCAAGGTGTCAGCAGTTATTTGTCTTACTAATAGTTCAAAAAGAATACCAGAGTTTTTGTACTTTGAATGTTTTATATTCATTCCTTAGGGTTTGATTTATTTATAAATATATAAAGATTTTTTATTCGTGCAATTGAGATTCATCTAATAGATTATCTCCACTATTTTCCTTCTCAAATACTAACTGTTTTCCCTTATTTGATGGAGAGGGGACCTTCTTTAGCATGTTTTTTACTTCTAAAGCTAGGGGAGAATTACCTTTATATTGGGGTCTTATACTTTTAGATTCATTATCATCCTTATGCATTCCTTTTCTACCTAGTGGGTCTTTACCAAAATTACTATCTTGGGTATTTCTTTTAGTAAGTTTTTCTTTTGGTCTTCCTAAAGTTTCTTTTTCATTAAAGCCATCAGGAACGTTTGCAGGGTCTGATTGTGTTCTACCTACTCCATATAATGAAGCTAAATCATGAGGTGTACCATATGATTTTCCTGTTTCTTGTGGGTCATTACCCTCTGCTTCAATTTGAGCTATTCTGAATTTGCGTTTAGCATCTTGTTTAACTAAATCTCTATACTCATCATATTCATCTTGACTAAAGTGGAAGATGTTTTCATATATCCAGTCTGAGGGGATGATGTTACTGTCCATCATTGATTGGGCTAATGTCATTTTCTCAGTCATTAAAGCTACTCTTTCTTGGTCATATATAATAGATGGAGTTGTTAATGATAATTCAAAGTTGTTAAGATTTTCATCTGTGTAACCTTGGGTGTATAAATGTACTAATGCAATCTTTTTAAGTTCAGAAACTACTATTCTTTGAATTCTTTCTATAGTACGAGCAAATCTTATATCTTGGGCAGCTAATGTAGCTTTACCATCTGTGTTTTCGTCATATCCCATAAAAGCTTTAGGTACTTTAAGGGCAGCAAATAATTTATCTCTTAAATACTCAACATCGGCTATACCATCATATTGTAATCCAGGTGCAGTTTCAATTTTAGTGGCTGTGTCATTCCCTCTAACAGGTATGTAATAATCTTCTAACATGTTTTGCATGTTATATTTTAAATTGTAATCTCCGGTTTGTTGATCAACGTAAGGTGTACGTTTCATTTTAGAGATTGTCTTTTGCATAAAATTTTCAACTTCTGCAGGAGGAATATTACCTACGTTCATGTAGAAAATGCGCTTTTCAGGCGCTCTAACTATACGGTGGATAAGCATGGCGTCCTCCATAAGTGTGTATTGTTTAAACAACTTACGTGCTGGTTCTATGTAAGATCTGCCATAAGGTAAGAAGTTAGTATCGGTAAGTAACCTAAAATGTGCCATTTCGTAATTATCAAAAATGAGGGTGTTTTTACTTACATCATTTGAATTGGGGATATTATAATAACCCGAACCACCTGTAGATATTCCTTCGGGGTCAAATGCATATTGTATGTCTGATGGATTTTCAGGATCATGTCCTTCTAATCTTTCAATGTGGAATGCGTTGTATGGGATAACATTATAAACCCCAAATTCTTCGGCAATCTCTAATTTCAAGAAAAAATCTCCATATTTACACATATTACGAATCCAAGGCCAAAGGTTAAATTCAATGTTTAAAATATCATAAAATAAGTTATATAATATCTTTTGGATGTTTTCGTCTGAGCTTCGGATTTGGAGAACTTCTCCCATATCATTTTTCAATGTACTTTCATCAGCTATAATGTCTAAGGCTGAGGCAATAATTGCATCAGTGTCCATTGAATCATACTCGGAATATAGTTGTGGTCTTAGGGTTTGGTAATTAAAATTAGCTTGATAACCATACAATGAAGTTGGGGAATTTGTATAAACTCTATTAAACCTATCTACCAAGGAGTTTGTTTCGTATTCCCCAGATTGTTGGATTTTGTTTACATCCATAACCTTTAATTGGTCACCACCTTGGTTACGGATAATTACATCTGTTGAGAATAATCTTTTTAATCTTGAAAATAATTTTCTATCTGCCATTTGTTATATATTGTTATAAATATTATATTTTTAAAGGAGCCACTTAATGTCTTCTTCTCCACCTGAATAAGGATTGTTTATTTTAAAAGGGTTATCATTTTGAGTTCCTAGTGGGGTGTAAACCCCCGAATAATTTGTTTTATTTGTTGCAATTCCATTTAACATACTTTTTGTTAAGTCAACTCCTTGTTGTCTAAATTTAAAAGCCGTATCTCTCATGTACATAGCAACCCCAAAAGACATTACTAAATCATCATTGTATCCTGATTGTGCTTCAGGTCTACCATTTTTCCAAATGAAGGTTTTCATTTCTTCTAATAACCTTTTAGAATAGAAAGTAACACCCTTATCAGAAATATATTCCTGGAATTTACCTATAACCATAGGTCTTGTTCTAGATGACATTGTAAATCCTGCTACCATTTTTGATGTGTCCATGTATTGGTCAAAATACGAATCAGCTCTCACTTCTCCACTCTTAGGTGAATAGTAGAGATTATCATATCCCCTGTCTATTACTGTTTGTATTGTTGACCATCCTATACTATTATTTTCTATTACCAATAAAGCGTTATTATATTCAGTTGCTATCCCTACTAATAAATGCCCATATTCTTTGGTTCCTAACTGTCCTTTATATTCTCCAACTTGTACATTATTTTCAACATCAATAATATGAAAGGCAGAACTATCTTTTCCATCCCCTCTTGCTACATCAGCTATAACCATGTATGTTCTTGAATAATCACACGGTTCCCATATCCATAAGTTACGATCTGCTCCTCGCCTCTCCAATGGATCTTTAATGAAACTTTTCTCATAGTATTCCATGTACTCTGGGTAGAATACTACATCACCTGAGGTACTAAAGTCACAATCACATTCTTGTGCTGCTATTCTAGGATCACCTAATAAGGCATCCTGTTCTTTTCTCCATACTTCGTCTCTTTCAGGGTGAACAAACCATGGTAGTTTTATAGGTATAAATTGGTTTTCTTTATTTTCTGCCTTAACCCAAGTTTGGTGAAACCAATTCCCCGTACCATAAGGTGTAGATAATGCTATACAACCCCCACCTGTGGCTAGTGTTTGTTGAGCTGATGCCCATGTTTCAGCAATATTATCAATAAAGGCTGCTTCATCAATTATAAGTAAAGATACTGCCTCTGAACGGGCGGCTTCAGTATTAGATGATTTTGCTTGAATCTTTGAACCATTAGTAAATCTAAGGGATAATTTGTTATTTTCAGCAGAGTCTATTTTAAGCCATGGGGTAAATTTTCCCACATGAATTGTACTTTAGTTACTAAGTTTCTTGCTGTTGCTTGTGTAGTTGCTAATGCTAATATGTTTCGATCTCTGTGGAATGTCATTAACCATAGAGAATAACCTGCTGTTAGTGTTGATATACCCAATTGCCTAGATTTCAAAATCATTGAGTAGGGGTTGTCCTGGAATAAGGCTAATACCTTTTCTTGAAATGGGTATAGTGAAAATTGTATTCTACCCCTTTGTGGGTGTTGAATAAAGCAATATTTTTTCATAAAATGCACAGGATCCGAAGCACATTTTAAGTATTCTTGTTTTATAACTTTTTTTATATCACTCATTTAGATTAATGCTATTAGTGTGAGTATAGGTAAGACAATGGACCCTATAAAGCCAACTAGCTTTAGGGTTTTTTGTTTCCTTATTTCTTTTTTTTGTTGTTTAATGGTTTTGTCTTTAAATTCAATTTCAATTTCCTTATTACTTAGTATTTCTTCAAAATTATCAATTATAGACTGTTGGTTATTTGACTTAATTGAAAGTTTTGAAATAACGTCTCTCTGTAGTGATATTATGTTAGTATTTAGACTATCTTTTTCTTTATAAACAGTAAGAAGACTATCAACAATTTCATATTCTAGGAGATCACTAAGTACAATTCTAGCATCTTCAAGATTCATTAGAATTAAGGTATCACCCTTACTGTTAATTACCTCCTTTATTTCTCCTCTTAAGATAGTCTGAGAGGTTACTGGTAACATCATCACTAACCATGTTGCTAATAATATTAGGTATTTCATTTCTTCTTTTTTCTAATTCTGCTAATTTAACTTCAGTTTCAATTAAGATTACTTTTGTACTGTCTATTGTATATAATATAACATTAATTTCTTTTTGTAACTTACCATTAACTGTTGTAAGGCTATCGTTAGATAACATTAACCCCTTATTTTGTTCTTTTAAGATATTTATTTCATCTTCATAATTATTGATTGCAGTTGAAGGCCTAGTTAATAAACTTATAACTAGACCTACTGCTAATATTATTATAAAAACAAATGATATGTTATTAAAGGGATTTTTCAAGTTTTTTCTTTTCAGATGTCATGTCTTTTAACTCACCCTTGATTTTCTCCTTAGCATCACCCTCAGCAGCTTTAAATTCTTTTGCTTTATCTTTCATCTTTTTAACTAACTTTTGAAGTTTATTAGATGTTGTTGCTATAGAATCTCCTTTTTTAGCTGATTTAGATGCTGCCTTGTCCATTGCGGCATCATCCATTTCATCTTCTTCTCTTAGACCAACTAACCCCTTAAGTGATTCTTCATCTCCTCCACCTCTCCTAGCTTGATCAAATTTACTTTTAATGCCATCCAATGAATCCTTAGTTCCTTCAAAACCCGGCATGTCTTGGTTTAACCCATATTTTTCATCTGATTTTCTCTGGGCTAGTGAAGCTTGGATAGCAAATATAGCATCTCTTTCCTCATAACCATATTTTTTAGCCATTGCTTTGATGAAACGATCTAATGCTTTTGTTACTTCAGGGTTAAGTGATTCATTTATTCCTCTCATATCAAAACCTGCTCTCTCACCCGTGTCTTTAAAATCAGTTCTTTCATTGTCCATCATTTTTGAAACTTCAGCACGTTGTAAAGTATCTAATGCTTGTTCCATTCGTGTGTAATCTGCCCTAACATCTCTTTCTGGGTTAGGTAAAGACATTTTGTTGTGGATATCTCTAAGGATTATAAATGCTTCATCTGTGGTCATTTGACCTTCTGATAGAAGTGATTTTATTTCGCTTTTAATAACCTCTTTAAGTGTTGATTTTTTCATTATTTTGAATATTTTGTTATAAAT